CGCAGAACAAATTCAGGCAAATTGGATTGAATTCAATACTAATATTGAAAATTATATTACAGGAGATCGTAAACAGAAATTACTTGATTTCTACCAAAAATACGAAGATCGTATTATCTTAATGCCGGCATCACATAAAAAAGAATACCATTCAGCATTCCCAGGTGGATATGTTGATCATGTTAACCGAGTAGTTAAAGCAGCATTATCAATGTCTGCTGTATGGGAAGGTTTTGGATGTGATATGACTACGTTTACACAAGAAGAATTAGTATTTGCTGCTATTAATCATGATTTAGGTAAAATGGGTGATGAACAAAATGAATCTTACATCCCTCAGACTGATCAATGGAGAAGGGATAAATTAGGTGAAGAATATATGCACAATAAAAAAATAGCATTTGCTGCTGTGCCTGATAGAGGGTTGTTTTTACTACAATCTCATGATATTAAATATACATTCAATGAAATGTTAGCCATCCAAACACATGATGGTTTATATGATTCGGCTAATGAGAAGTATCTTAAATCTTTTATGCCCGAAACTAAACCTCGCACATCACTTCCATTCATTCTTCACCAAGCTGACATGATGGCTGCGAGAATTGAATTTGAAATTGAATGGCTCCCAAAGTTTTCTCAGGATAGCGTGGCAACGCCGAAGAAGAATTATACATTGTCGTCGAATAAAAAATCAAGTTCAAAATCTAGGGCATTAAACTCAGTTTCAAGCCCAGGTTTAAAGAATATGTTAGATAGTTTATAATGGAGATTTACATAATAGGAGCATTAATTTTTATAATTTTAGTTTTACTCTATACTACGTGGAATTTACTACGTAAGACAGAGAAACAAGAAGATATTATTAACCAATATAATGACTATATAACAGAATTTAATATACAAATTAAAATGTCAGAAGATCGTCTAAAACAAGTAGACGAAAAAGGCATGTTTAAGAGTGATGATGAAATAGGTTGGTTTTTTGAACAAATAAAGGTAATACAAGATGGTATATCAAAGTTTAAAATCCAATAATGGTAAGAAAAAGAAGAAAAAAGAGTAAAAATTATTTTACTCAACAGACGGAGGACGCTATTGTACTTTATAACAATACGTTAGACTCAGATGTCAGATCCAAATTATACGAGCGCGAAATTCATTACGCGTTTTTTAAGTTAACACAAAATATTATTCACACGTTTAAATTCTACCATACAGAGGTTGAGAATTTAGAACATTTACAACATGAAATAATTACTTTTTTGTTGTCTAAAATCCACCTATTTGACCCAACTAGAGGGGCCAAAGCATATTCGTATTTTGGAACTATAGTTAAAAGATGGTTAATATTATATAACACTAAAAACTATAATAAGAAAATTAAAAAGGTTGAAGTTGATGTTTTAATGGGTGATAAATCTACTCACACCTATAATATGGGTGATAAAGCTGCTAAAGATGACTTGAGCAAATATATTGAATTATTTGTTGATTATACAACAGAAAACATATATGATCTTTTCCCTAAAAAAAATGATGCTCAGATAGCGGATGCAATTTTGGAATTGTTTAGAAAAAGAGAAACGATAGAAGTTTTTAATAAAAAAGCGCTTTACATATACATTAGAGAAATAATAGATGTTAAAACACCAAAAATAACTAAAATAGCTGATAAGCTTCACGATATTTTTAAAAGTCAATACATCTTTTATTTAGAAAACGGCTGGTGTAAGTTTTAAATTCATCCTATATCCATATTTATAATAAAACACTATGGGATCACTAGACAACATTGTATTTAAGAAAAAAAAGTTTTCGGATATTCTAAGTGAAATATACGACAACCAAAAGAAAAAAGAAACTCAAATTTCGGGTCTAATTTCAGAACTAAAACCATTAATAAACGATATAGGTGATGCAACTTTAATTGTACCCCTTATTAAAGAATATATGGAAATTGGCATACGTAACGATGAACAATTAATTAAAATGGCTACTATAGTACAGCGTGCGATCAATAATAGTAGTAGCGAGGATTCATTGGGTATTACCGATGCTGAAAAAGAAGAATTAATGGCAGAATTAGATAAATTGAATACCAACTATACAGAAAGTAAAGAAAAATAATGTCTGTAACAGGTTTAGCTTATTTAAATAGAACCCTTACTGGTGGTTCTAATAATTCAGATAGCACTATAGAAGGTTTAAAAGATAATCTAATAGTAGCTAGGGTTATTGACATCTCTTTAAATACTAACTCACAACTATTCAAACAAGGTGGGTGGGGTGCTATTGGCACTATAAAATATGAAATTTTAGATCAACCGGCGGCTGTTATAGGTGAGAATAAATCAAATACTGCTAAACCTTTATACCCACAGTTTAAGAATTTTCCATTAGTAAATGAATTAGTACTTTTATTTAAATTACCTTCCACAGAAGACCCAGGAGCTGCAGGTAGTTATGAATATTATTATTTAAACCCCATAGGTATTTGGAATCATCCTGAACAGAATGGTTATCCATCTTATTTAACAAATCTTAACTCACCATCTCAAACTAAATCTTATGATAGTATTCAAGCGGGTGCTACAAACAAAGAAAGTAACGAAGAATTTGAACTTGATCTTAATGGTCAAAGTGGTGGGAATTTTATTGAAAATGGAAATATCAAACCAATTTTACCATTTGCTGGAGATAATATAATTGAAGGTAGATTTGGTAATACAATTCGTTTGGGTAGTACTACAACGGTTGATGGAGATATTGTTAATAATTGGTCTTCAATAGGAACACAAGGAAGTCCTATTACAATAATAAAAAATGGTCAAGCTACTGTAACAGGTAGTAATGAATCTTGGGTCCCTACAGTTGAAAGTATTAATGATGACCCAACATCAATATACTTAACTTCAACCCAACGCATACCATTAGAAATAGCAACATTAGGTTTAGCAGTTGGAGAATCGGCAACTGTGCCTTTAAATAATATTATATCAAACACACCAATAGACCCTAGACAATATAGTGGATCACAAGTAATGTTGAATTCTGATAGATTAGTTTTTAATTCTAAAACAGATAACATTATAATGTCTGCCCAAAAATCAATTATTTTAGAATCTAATGAAGATGTAGGGTTTAGATCAAGAGAAAGAAACGTTAACCTAAGTAGTGAAAAAGGTTATGTTAATTTAGGTGGTACAAATGCTGATCAAGCTATAGTATTAGGTGATACTTTTATGGCTTCATTTTCTAGTTTATTAAAAAATTTAGAAACTTTATGTAGCTCATTATCATCAGAATCATCAATACAAGGAACAGCAGCAAAAGCAATTTTGGTAAAAGCTCAAATTCAAAGTATAAGCAATAACTTACCAAAGTTTTTGTCTAAAAAGGTAAAATCTGTATAATATGAAGATACCATCAATAGACGAAATATTAGATGCAGCTAAAGCATTTTTACAGTCCCCTAAAGGTTTGGACCTTATTAAAAAACAGTTGGGGGTAAAAACAGATGTTACGGGACGGGATGTAGATGTAGCAAAAAGAGATGCTATTAAAATAAAAAAGATTTTGCGTTCTATAAGAATAGAAGTGTTTACTGTAAAAGGTAGATTATATGATGCTCAAACTAAAGATAATTTACAAGGCATATTAGTAAGTCCTCAATTGGTATTATACCCTATAGTGCCTGAAAGAGATGAAAATGGAGATATTGTTTATAATAAACAGTATTTTGCAACTAATAAAGAAGGTATAGTAGAACCATTATCAGAAAAAAGATATAATCGATTATTAGAACGTAGAGATAAATTTGATGGTAGACAAGAAAAAAATCAAATAATTAAAGAAGGAATATCATCAACAGTAGAATACTCTCAGGATAACAACGATTTTGAAGAAAATTTTAATTCAATAAGTAATGTTACTAATCCTGATGGTAGTAATTCTAAAGTAATTCAAGGGGGTGAAGAAGGAGGTAAATTTTTTACCTATACCTTAAATACTGATAAAGATGGAAAAATATCGGGTGTTTATGAAGATGGTGGTTTTAACCCTGTATTATATGATCAAGATGCTGTAGATAAATTTGAAGAATTAAATGGGGGAAAATCATTTCAATCTAAAGATTTTAGGTTTACCAATTTTAAAACCACAGAAAGAATATCATATGTACAGGATCCCGCTCTAAAAACAATGAGTGATGAAGAAAAGGAAAAAGCATTAGAAATTAAAACTGACAAGAACGGAGAATATGAAATTAAATTTGGGATACCAGTATTTGGAGATCCAGATTACCCTAAAGTCCCTCTTAAACCTGTTGTATTATATAATTTAGGTGAAAAAGCAAATCAAAAATATACACCGTTTGCACAGCAAATGATTAAAGGTGATCATGTTATTAAACAACAACTACCACCACTAGCATTAATTAATATAAAAGAATTATCCAAGGAACAAAAACAAAAAATAGTTGATGAGATTAATAGAATAATAGATAAACAACTTGATATACTATTAGAACCAGTTGAAAGAACTATTATAGAGGTTAAAAAAACAATATTAGGTTTTGCTACAATTGCACAACAAAAACTATTACCTTTAGCTATAGGTTTATTAGTTAATTTTGGAATAGCTAAACTAGCACAAAAGAACCAAGCTAGGTGCCCTGATAATACAATATTAAAACAGTGTATTAAAAAAAGAAACTCAATAGTAAGACAATTAAATAATATATATGGTGTTATCATAGCAAATTCAGCGTTAGCCGTAGCATTTTTAATATTAACCAAAAATTTTAAAATAATAGAAAAGGCATTAGATAAGTTACCTATACCTTTACAATTTGCATCATATTCTTTAGTTGGTAAATTACAGGAAATAAAAGAATTACTTATTAATTTTTCTGAAGAATTTAAAAACCTAAAAAAATCAACACTTATATCATTAATAATATTAGTTATATGTTTATTTATAATATTAAAGTATTTAAAAACAATTGATCTATTAATAGGAGATTGTTCTGATGGTAATATTGATATGGAAGAAATTAATGCTGAATTATTAGTATTACAAGCACAGCAAGATATACAAGGTGAAACACCAGATAAATTTGTAAATGGGTTTGAATTAACAGTAGTTGCTGATACAGAGAACGCTCAAAATTATGGAGAAGGAGATCTATATCAACGTTATGCCATTGCAAAAGATTCAAGAGGAGTTACAATTTTAAAAGGAGAAAAATCGTTTGCTGCCGAAGATCAAATATTGATTGATGAACTAGCATTCTATATTAAACAAAATGACTTAAAAGCAAACTAAACCAATATTTATAATAAATTAAATTTTTTGACATGAAATTAAATCAATTAAAGAGCATAGTAAAAACTGCAGTTAAAGAAGCTATCCAAGAAGAAATGAAGGATATTCTACTAGAAGCTATTAAAACACCAAGAAGTACAGCAGCTCCAGTTTTAGAAACACAACATAAACCTTTAGCAAAAGAAGATAAAATGGCATTAAGAGAAAACATGATGAATGTTTTAGACGGAATGAGACCAGGAGCTAATGGTACCTTAAATGCAACATCAGCAGATGTTCCATTACAAGTAACAGGAGGAGATACAACATCACCAAATGGTAGTCTACCAAATGGAAATGTTAGTATGGATCAAATTATGGGATTAATGAATAGTAAAGGATAATTATGGCATTTGGAGCAATAAATAGATTTCCCAATGATACTAGACCACGAGTTGGTATTGGTGTGGACATCCCTTTTAACGCCGGAGAAGTTTTTACGTCTAATTATACAACAGCAGAATCAATAAAAAACAATTTAATAAATTATTTTCTAACCAACCCAGGTGAAAGATGTGGTAATCCATCATTTGGAGGAGGTTTAAGAGAATTTATATTTGAACAAATATCAAATAACACATTAGAATATTTAAAAGAAGATATTGGAGATAAGATGTCACAAAATTTCCCAAATGTAGATCTTCAAGAGTTGTCTTTAGTAGAAGACCCAGATTCAAATGAAATATCAGTTCAAATGTATTACTCAGTAACAAATACTGGTATTAATGATGAACTAACTTTAACTTTTAACTAATGGCAATTAAAAGAGACATACAATATATTAATAAGGACTTTACTGAGTATAGAAATCAACTGATTAATTATACTCAAACATATTTCCCTACCACCTATACTGACTTCACAGAAACATCTCCTGGTATGATGTTTATAGAACAAGCCGCCTACGTGGGGGATGTTTTATCATTTTATTTAGATAATCAGGTACAAGAAAACTTTTTACAATACGCTAGACAAACAAGTAATATATTTGATTTAGCTTATATGTACGGTTATACACCTAAAGTAACAGGTTTAGCCACTACAACAATGGATTTTTACCAACAAATCCCATCTAAATTAGTTAATGGAGAAACAGTCCCAGATTTTAGTTATGCTTTATATGTAAATGCAAATACTGTAATCACTAATAAAGGAGGAAATCAAGCATTTACAATAGACGAACCGATAGATTTTACAGTATCAAGTTCAATAGATCCAACTACAATAACAGTAGCACAAGTATCTAATAATTTACCAGTTTATTATCTATTAAATAAAAGACGAAAAGCATTCTCAGGTACTATTAATACACAAACTATATCCTTTGGTGCTCCAGAAGAATTTGCTACCACTACAATTTCAGATGCTAATATAGCAGGAATATTAGATGTGGTTGATTCAGATGGTAACGAATGGTATCAAGTAGATTACTTAGGACAAGAACAAGTATTTGATGGTATTAAAAATACCAACTCAAATGACCCAAATACATATCTTGATACGGATGCGCCATATTTACTTCAAACAAAACAAGTACAAAATAGATTTTCTACTAGATTTTTAAGCTCAAATTTATTACAATTACAATTTGGTGCTGGTAGTTCAAATTCAACAACAGAAGATATAGTACCAAACCCATTTAATGTAGGTTTAGGTTTGCCCTTTTTACAAAATAAAATGACAACAGCATATTCACCAACTAATTTTGTATTTACAAATACTTATGGTGTAGCACCTTCAAATACTACTCTAACGATTAGATATTACACAGGTGGTGGTGTTAGTTCAAATGTACCTTCTAACACATTAAATAGCTTAAATACATCAACAATACAATTTATAAATGCTGATTTAAACCCAACAACAGCACAATATGTATTTAATTCTCTAGCTGCAAATAATGTAATAGCAGCAAGTGGAGGACAAGATGGTGATACAATAGAAGAAATTAGACAAAATAGTATATCAAACTTCTCAACACAATTAAGAAATGTAACAGCAAATGACTACTTAGTAAGAGCGTTAAGTATGGATCCTAAATATGGAGTAATATCTAAAGCGCTTACACAAAAACCAAATGCTGATGATGCTAATACAACATTAGATATATATGTTTTAACCAATGATTTAAATAGTAAATTAACAACAGCATCATTGACGCTGAAAAATAATTTAAAATCTTATATAAACGAATATAGAATGATTGGAGATACAATTAGTATTAAAGATGCATTCATAATTAATTTTGCTATCGATTTTGAAATAATTACATATCCTAATTTTAATAATAATGAAGTATTATCAAGGTGTATTGTAGCATTACAAAACTATTTCAATATAAATAACTGGCAAATAAATCAACCAATTATAACACCAGATTTAACTGTATTATTAGATGCAATTAATGGTGTACAAACAGTTAAACATATTACCCTAACAAATAAGGCAGGTGTTTCAGCTGGATATTCACAGTGGGCATATGATATGAATGCTGCCAACCAAAATGGTACAATATTCCCTTCATTAGATCCTAGTATTTTTGAACTTAAATATCCAAATACCGATATTAAAGGTAGGGTAGTAACATTATTTTAATTATGGCAGTATATAAATTATTTCCTGAAAAAGACGCTTCAATATACAGTGCATATAGATATATGAATACTGGGCTTGATGCTATCTTAGATATAAACAACGAAGTAACAGAATCAAACCCTGTAGCTAGAGTAGCTAGATCATTAATTAAATTTAACCAAGCGGAAATTGATAATGTACTTACATCAATATCAAATGTAACACAATCTAATTGGAATAATTGGTCAGGTAGTTTAAGATGTTACGTTGCTAAAGCAACTAATGTAACATTGGACTCAACATTATACGCTTACCCTATATCAGGATCATGGAATAATGGTACAGGGCAATATTTAGATAATATTATAAATGGAACAGGTGTAAGTTGGAAATACTCAGCTTATTCAGGGTCAACAGAATGGCCTACAAGTGCATTTGGAACATTAGTTACTGCTTCTTGGAGTGGTAGTGATAATATAGGTGGAGCAGTTTGGTTTACAGGTTCAAACGTAATAGGTGGAGAATATACAGGAATTTCAGACATAACTTCATCACAAACATTTACACTAAGAAGTGATAAAGATTTAAATATGAATGTGACTAATGCTTTAAAAGTATGGCATTCAGGCTCAACTGGTAATAATAGTGGTTTAACAGACATTCAAAATCAAGGATTTATTCTTAAATGGGATGATGATATAGAATTTACAACATCAAGTGCAGTAACACCTCAAATGAGTTTTTACTCAGTAGATACAAATACAATTTATCCTCCACAATTAGAAATTAAATGGAGAGATTTTACATATTCAACCAGTAGTGGTGAATTTGAAGAAGGAAGAACATTAACTGGTTCTTACCCTACAAATGAAATAACAAGTTCAATATCTTGTTCTTATACACAATCATTACCTACACCAGACAATAATACAGGAGTTGGAATAGGTGCGACTTATGGAGCTACCTTTAAAAGCGCTTCTATGGTAGATGTGTTTGTTAAAGATTTAGGATCAGGATATAAAGCAGGAGATATATTAACTTGGAATGCAGCAACATTAAACAATTTAGATGCAGTTTCAGGTGCAACATCAGATGCAGTAGTAACATTATCAACATTTGATATTGAACAACTAAATGTAATTAGTACCCCAGACGTATTTATGTCATTAGACAATAATCAAGGTGTATTTTATAGTGAAAGTATAAATAATTTTAGATTAAACGTGCGTCCTGAATTCCCAGTTCGTACCTTCGAAACATCATCTATTGATACATTGAATTATGCATTACCATCTTCATCTTATTATGCTATAAAAGATTTAGATACTAATGAGTTTGTAGTAGAATTTGATAAAGAATTTACTCAAATTAGTTGTGACCCAACAGGTAGCTTTTTTAAAGTATACATGAATGGTTTAGAACCAGAACGATATTACCAAATTTTGGTACAAACAGAAATACAAGGGAATACTATAGTAATGGATGAAAACTATTACTTTAAAGTAATTAATGGTTAAAAGGCTATAAAATGGCAGAGGAAAGAATTGACCTTATTAAAAAAGTATATTCAAAAACAGAATATCCTAAGATTATTGACACTAAATTTAATCAGTTAGGTGTAATATCTCTATCAGAAGAAATCGAAGACACTTTTACAGTTAATGATTTTTTCGACCAATACAACGATTTATTTTATGAAATACCAGCCTTTGGTGAAACTAACTCTCACGAATATTTAATTAAATCAAGTGCTCAATACATTAACTATGATCAAGATAGTCAATTAATTAACAGTCTTCAAGGTGAAATATCACAATTAAGAAAAGATTTATTACAAGCACAGATTGACAAAGCAGAAGCACTATCAGGCCAAACTATAAACTTTGACCCTCAAGCTTTAGATAATACTAGTGATGAAACAATACAACAATTACAAAAAGATTTAAACTTAAATTCTATTGAAGAGTTTGATGATGGAACTACCAATTCAGGTGTAGTAGCTAATTCACCTTCAAATTCAAATTCTACCTCAGCAGCAGGTGGAAGTGGAACAACATCAGGAACATATTAATATGGATAACAACATAACAATACAGCAAGTAAATCCAGTAACATTTGAGTTCCAACAATATGCGGAGCAAGATAATATTCTAATTTCATCATCGAGATTAGATACGGCATTTACTTCTTCTACAGATTATATAGAGTATTATGCTTATGATGAAAATAAAACATTAATATATCCTTCACTCCCAAATGTAAAAGCAGTTTCTGTAGATTCATATAGTGTTATAAATGGAGACACAATATTATATCCTGATCAAGATTTAGAAAATATAGGGTATGATTATGGTTCATTTTATTCAACATACAATTTTTATAGATATTTACTAGACTCAAACATAACAGTCAATTACTATATTAGTGAAATTAGCTCGGATAGAACAGAGGTTAGATTAAAGAGTAATACTATTTCAGATATTAGAATTATAAGTTCAAGTAATAGCTTTATAGAATCAAGAGAGAATTCTGAATATTTTGTAGATTTCCTACTTAATTTTGGTAATGATCAACAATGTATTGCTAATAATATAAAATTAGATACTGAATCAGAAGTTGAACCTTCTATATTAATAAAACTATACGAACCCCTACCAGTACAATTTGGATTAAAATCAACATTGTGGTTAGTAGAGGAAATCTCAACTCCCCAAGCATATAATGTATCCTTTCCCTTTGAGGAATTTATACCTGACGACTTTCAATTTATATTAGGTCCTAATTATGCTTTAAATCTTGCACAAGAAGCAGGAGTAGCAAGTCAAATCTATGATTATAATCAACTGATAGGTACAGATTTAACTAGTTCTGCTAGTCAAGTAAAAAACTTATTAAACAGAAAAGAAGTATCTATAAGTGTTGATTATACAGACTATAATGAATTTATATATTTCTCCTCAGCTTATACAAGATTAGAAAATTTTATATATAAAGTAGGATTAATAGAACAATATAACAATACTTTAAATAATATTCTATCCCAAATTACAGATGGAGGAACTGGTTCTATAGCATATAGTGAAAGTAATGCTGAATTTACAAGTAAAATTGCTGAAATAGAAAAAAACTTTGATGGATACGAATATTTCTTATACTACAATAGTGGATCAGAATATTCATACCCTAAATCAAATACAGAACCACCATTTAATTTATATAGTACTGGCAGTTCAATAGTAGAAACTTGGTTAGGTAGTTCAGACCCAGACAATCTATATTATGGAGGTAATGCACTATCAGCTTCTAATTATGATGAAGAAAATGCTAATTATTTAAAAAACACAATACCCGAGTATTTAACTACTGAC